GGCCCCCCCCAAAACCTCGCCCTGTCTAGGGTGGGATCCAAAACATCCCCGTGGGTCCCACAGAGCACGCAGGAGGGGTCCTCCACGCCCAAACGGTGGGTTGCCACTAGGGTGGGGTGCAGCGGTTGAAAAAAATATACATATATAGTAAATGTTGAGGGTGCTCATCATTTTGTTTTTGGTACTCATTGTTCACCTATTGTGGATTGAATTGAGGAAGAAACCAGCCTTTGACAACAGTTGGGAGTACCCAGAAGGATATGAGGGTATAAACGAAGAACTACACCAAAATGGTTTCAAAGTCATTCGTGGATGTGTAAGACCCGAAACTATTGAGCAATTCAGAAAGCATGTTGGTAAAAAGGACGTCAACTACAAGGGTATCACCCCAGTAGTGTACGATGTGAAGGATTATCTCCATGAACACTTTGGGTGGGAAGCTAAAATGACCAAGTATCGTGTGAGCAACCAGGAGAATAAGATTGATGCCAGTTTCCTTCACAACGACCTCAAGAATGTCTCGAGAACGAACACACCAGTCCCATGCCACACAGTTCTCCTCTATGGGGACAAGGGTCGTCTACAATTGATTCCAAAGTCTCATCACAAGACCCACGGTTCTATAATTCACGCTGCTAACGACCTAAGGAATACAATCACTTTAGATATTGAACCCGGTGACCTTCTCATTTTCAACGCGTCCCTCATGCACAGAGGTGTCTTTTTCAATACAGGTGATAACCGGAGATTGATTCAATTTTTCGAGGTGTACCCAAACAAAGAGACCTTCGATAAGTTTGCCACAATGGTTGATACGAGCTATGTCAACAAGTCACCAGTCTTGAGGGCACTCCAAAATGTTAATCGAGCAACAGCGACCCAACCCGCTATCAATGAGATAACAAACATTCTCATGTACTTCAACTACAGGTTGGGTAATCAACCACAGCTCAATAAAGTTCCTGACAAATATGACACGATGTTCGCGTCTAATGAGACCAAGAAACGTCTAGAGAGTATGGATGACAAGACGATGAATATCTATGTGCCTCTGACTGACGCGTGCCCTGAAATAAGTAAAAAAGTCAGAAAATGTGAGAGTAAAACTTTATCGCCTTAGCCTTAACACGGTCGATGTAGGTGTCATTTCTATTAATGTCCCCCCCATAAAGACCTGATGGCCAGTTACCTTCAAGGGCATAGACACCATCACAATCCACCATCAAATCCCAACCTATGGTGAAACAGAAATCGAAATCACGTACATGGAGGGTACGAAGTTTCTCCACAGTCGCCGCAATTTCTGGAACGTCGGTTTGAATTTTCGATGACCCCCCATTCATCAAGTTTGATACAAGATTTTCGTCATTTTTAAATTCATAGATGACGAGAACCTCACCATCATGACTCGTTATGACACGATACGTGCGTGACCCCTCGTACCCACAACTTTCAATCTTTTCTTGAATAAGGTGATTCGTCTCGGTGGGTTTAACATCCCCACCCTTCACGACTTTTATACCGTTTCCAGTGGTACCAAACTCAGGTTTTGAGATGTACTCCTTATTGGGGTCAAGGTCATCGTATATGTGAAAGGGTTTCGTCGTCGCGTACAGCTTTGGGACCTTTATATCATTTTGAGGAAAGTACGCATTCCAAAACATTTTACTTTGTAAGGTTTGTTGAACTCTCGCGTAAGGTTTTGTGAAGCAATATGCATTCACGAGTTCACCATCCGAAACTTTCATGAGTCGGTTTTTGTCGAAGTAAAATGGTGCGAGGAGGTATTTACTGATACCAACATCATACTCAACTGGGTGTTGAGACACCTGTCGGTAATCTCCGTACATCATGAGCTGATACAAAATCTTCTTATCAACTTCATTCGTGTTTATGATAAACAGTAACACGTAGATGATGAGAAATATCAAGAGATACTTCAACATTTGTATATATCAATAGACTCCATTTTTTTCCTGGTATATATTAACAATGACGAGACCCACGTCGATCGTTCTAATGGAAGCTATCATTATCGGTATCATGAACGCTGTTTTGATTTACATACTCTCTAAATTAAAAATGAAAATGAAAATGCCTATCGTCTATCTACTCGCGGGTGCTCTCATTCATATCATATTTGAATATACAGGGGGTAACAAGTGGTGGTGTACACAAACTTACAAGTTGTAATTGGACTGTAAGAAGTTCTGTCGTTCCCTCAAATTACCAATCTCAAACCCCAAGTTTCTCTTCAATTCTCGCATAGATGACGCACGGCTCTCAATGCGAAAATTCTGAACGCTCTTGTAATCGTCATACAGTTCTTTCTCAAAGTCTTTACTCTTCAGGTATTCGGTTTGCTCACCTGTACTGACTCGAAGTACATCTGCCCATTCTGGGGAGTTGACCAGGTTTTCAAAAGTAAACGTAGGCAAATTGGGAATGTTATTGAAACCCTCACAGTATTCTTTAATGGCAGCCTCTTTGACCTTCTTAACAGTGCGCTGAATGGGCTTCAATATCTTCAATTGTGAGTCGGCAAACTTCATATCAGCCACAAGTCGTCTCATAAAACCCTCATTCTGCGTCCATTCATCATACCACTCTGGAGACCAACTATGATCATCATGGTCATCATGGTCATCGTAGTCGTCGTCACTGTCATTTTCATTTTCACTTTCACTTTCGCTTTCACTTTCACTTTCACTTTCACTTTCAACGGTGTTATTGTTAACAACTTGGAACGGGATGGACCGATTGTCGGTGACAGGGGGGTCGCTCACTTTCGGTATGAGTCCGTGGATGGATTTAAGGTTGTTACACATTTCCAAATAGGTCCCATCTGGGATAGTGTGGGAGATATCATCTACAGATTGCATTAGGGATTTGAGAAACTCCATATTGGAATCTGGTTACGGAATTATATTTTCATAAAAAATAGACTCACTTAGGTTCATTTTGACTTAGGTATCAAATTTCAGCCAAATTATCTTGGCAAGATTCTAACAACCTAATTCTTCTCTCGATTGCTTCCCTATACTTCCACCTAAAGTTATTCTCTAGTTGCATGAAAACCTTGCATGTATAATTGAAGTTTTTGGTATCCAGTAGAGTTTCATCCAATTGTGAACGATCCACATCTTGGATGTTACAGAAGTGTTCCTTTACCTGCTCTCTTATGCGCGGGGAGCACCGTTTTAGGGGTTTATGTTTTTCATATTCGCCGTGTAAATAGTCCATTTGACCACCGAGGAAATCCAAATCCAAGTCTAGAGCCCGCTCATAGAAATAGTCATAGAAGTAAATCGTAGTTTGCTCGTCACTGCCGATTGGGGGTATGCTGAAGTTCTGATAATCAAACAAGTGTTCAGGGTCAGATTTTTTGTTATAAGCCCTTTTCAACTTGTCGCACAATTCTAGGTAGTCCCCGTCTGAAATTTTGTCTGTGTAACGATCGATGATTTGCAGGACATCCCTCAAATCTTCCATATTACACTTATATGTATCAAAGCTCTATCGTCTAAGTAACTTTCACTTCACATCATCATGAACGTCATAAATACTCGGTCTCCACCACATAAGGACAGTATATATTGATCTTTCACGTCACTTAGTTCCGGTGATAGGTGGTTAAACGGACCAAGTGGACCTAGTCTTTCAATGAGGGGGGAGAAATCATCTCTACCTCGTGAACTGAGAGCACAGATATACCTCGTAAACATATAAGATTTCTCCTCTTGGGGAGCTTCTTTCATCTCCTCGAGAGCTTCGATGACGATGTCACATTCATACTTACTTATGATGTCCTCGTATCCCATTGTGTATATAGATAGATTCATACATTCGTTCACTTAGGATTACAAAAGCTATTCCGCACGAAAACTAAACCTAGATCTTTGATCAGTCTCTGTAGTGCTCCACTCTGCGTGTAACTCTTGGAGGAATTCTTCCAGCTCCTGTTTACTTGGTTCCTCTAATGCCCGATTAGTTGGTTCCCTCAACTGCTCTATATGGTTCCTCCAATGTGAAGGTTGTGGAAGAGTTGGTTCGTATTCTGGAAACATTAGGGGGTGGTCTTGATCTGCCCAAAATCCAACCTCCGTGTGTTCGATAAAGTCCGAAAACTCTTGATCGGTCGATTCATATTGGGGGAGGATTAGGGGTTGGTTCTGATCCAAGAGAAACGTGGGGGGTGTGACCAAGTCTCGTAATTCCTTGACAGTGTTGCATATTTCCAAGTAATCACCCTCTGGGAAGTTCCACATGTTTTTGTCGACAATGCCTTGGATTTTGTGGAATAAGTCCATGTTGGTACGAGTACTCTTCATGTCCTACTCACTTTCACTTAGGTTGAAATTTGACATGGAATTTCCTTTGATTTTTTTCTTGATTTTTTCAAATTTTGAAAATAGGTGATCGATGTTCACTTTCGTTTGAACGTGATTTTCAATCTCATTTCCAAATTGGGTGAGGAGGGGTGTATATTTTTGTTCTAGACCATGACTTTCTACGAAGGATAAGAGTCGTTTACACTTCGTAACAAGTATACCCAAGTTTGAATCGTGTTGTTTTTCGATGGCAATGTATACATCTTCACCACATTCATTCTTAGTTTTGATAATCTGATGTGTCAACATATAATCAGTGAATAATTTTTTTTTCCTAGACTCCATGAAACCGGAGATTACCTGTAACAGGTTTTTGATTTTGAACATTTTCTGGGAGCCGGGGGTGGGGTAGTCGGTACGGTACAAGTCAATACTTCCTGCCAGATTTTACGTTGAACGTCTGCACAAAGTGGTGAAGTGGCTTGAAGGAATGCGATACGGAGGTCGTCTGTTGCCAAACCAGTCACCCCAAGGTAGGAGGGTGTCATGAAAGGTACAACGTGGGTTGTCATGATTTTGAATTTCCTCATTTTTCTGCTTCACTTAGGCGTAAAATTGACTGAATCTCAAGTTCGATGTCCAAATAGAGGCGAAATGGTGCGTCATAAAGTGCGCATTTTANCCAATTACACGTGTTCACGATGTATTGGGGACCCATGGATGTAAGAGTTTGCACGACTGCTTGGAGGTAGATCATGCTCTAGATAGTTTATCACCTTCTCTTTTATGTGCTTTCAAGAATCGATGAAAATCGATGAAACCGTATATAGTTATAGACCACGTAAAAATGATAGTGTTACGTGCGATTGCTGGGATCATATAGTTTTTATGAATATTTAAATGCTTCTCATATGTACACTCTCACTGAGTTGGGCTCAAGTAGTAGCCTATCGGAGCAACTCCCCTTTGTACACCTTAACGGTGGCAAATTTGTCTCCTTCGTAGGAATTTTTTCAGCTGAGCGCTTTGTTTTGGGGGTTGAGACCTCATCTCATCGAGACGTTTGACTGTCCCAGTTTCCCTAAACTCGTCGATCATTGCACAAATAGATTTACCAAAACCATCTAAGTTCCTGACTTGATAACCGTATTCAATCTTATCGGGTAAAGTTTTCAGAGTATCCGATGCCCTCCAGTACGCTTTACACTTGAAAACATTATCGTCGAGATTTCCCATTTTTAAAAAGATTCCCACGAGTTCCTCATTGGAATTCATAAACTCTTCGATTTTTTCAGCGATATCACCGGGAATACAATAGGAGTTTAGGTCTGAAGGATTATTTTTAAGTGCACGTGGAAGAGTCCAAATATCTTCTGCAGCTAGAAGGTATTCATTCTTCTTTGTACACCCTACCCCCCGCCGGGAACGCATGAGCATGTCATAAATTCCCATGTTGTGGGGATTGGGGAATTCTTGGTCCTCCTCGGAGGCTTGGGACCCCTCGGAGGCTTCAGACTCCTCAGAGGCTTCAGACTCCTCCTCTTCTTGGGACTCCTCAGAGGCTTCGGACTCCTCAGAGGCTTCAGACTCTTCCTCTTCCTGGTCCTCCTCTTCAGACTCCATACTGTCATCGGAAGCAACTGATTCTTCGTAGTCAGAATCCAATTCTTCGAGGTATTCGTCAATCTTAGAAGCGATAAATCTACCAATCCCGTTGAGATCCACAACACTCTCACCACTCTGTACCTGATTGGGGAGGTTCTCGATAATGGTGGCAGCTCGCTTGTATGTTGCATCCTTGTAAAAATCAGAAGTCATATCACCAAGTTCACGGAGACGTTCAGCGATACCGTGATTGGTGCAAAGAAGCGTTACGGGATTGGAAGTCGTGTCGTATAAACTGTCGGGACGTCCGAGAAGTGCATGGACAGTTTCTTCATTGCTTTCTTTGAGCAAATTCTTGAGTTGGTCAAGCTTCAAACGAGACTCAGCATGGAGTTCCTCGAGTTCACGGATGTAGTTGAAAATTGAGACAGTCATCTTGTTGGGATGGAATACATGGGGAATAGGCCGACTTAGGTGTAATTTATAAACCCCCGAAAAAATGGACCTAAGTGAAAACGAACCTAAGTGAAACTATAATTTAGGAAAATACAATTCCGTAGTTCGGTGAGCCCTTCTCCATAACTCGAAAATAGGATTGATTTGAAATAAAAATAGATTTATAATATAAGTATGGATCAAAATCAAAAAGTAATTGTGATTATTATGCTACTTTTAGTCTGTTGTATTTCATCTAGTGCTGGTCTAGCTTACTATATGATGGGTGATGATGACGATGAACCACCTCTTGTATGTGGCCGAGGTTACTTAAAGTCAGGTACAGAATGTAAGAAATTGTTTACTAACAATGAAGATTGGATAGAACATTTAGATACTGAACCCGGGAATCCGGGAGATGGTTATAAAAAGGACTACCACTACGAACCTGGTACATATTACGAGGGTGGTCAAGTATTCAATGAGAATACCCTATTCACAGACTTCCCAAACTCTACCCATAGCGATGAATATCGGGAAAAACATTGTTTTGACAAGTGTACAAATGACATCACGTGTGATATGGTAACTTTTGCGAGAGGAACCCCAAGGCCAGGTGGTACAAATGTGAATGTGGAATGCTGGGGTCGTGATGGACGTGCGAAACGTGTTTTTCGAACGGATGATGGTAAATTTACAGAGAATAATGATCTTATGGATTCAGACTATCATCATACTTATCACAAAAAAAGTTCAACAACAATGGAACAATAAGAGAACCTTTCTCCATAACTCGAAAATATTACCTAAGTAATATAAAAAGATGGTGTAAATATCCCAACATCACTTATAATGGTTGCCTACAACCCAAATAAAGCTGCATACAATAAAATGTGGCGTGAGAGCCATGTGGAATATTATCGTCAAAAGTCAAGGGAACACTACAAAAACAACATCGCACACCACCAGTTGAAGAACGCACTTTATCGATTTCGTCATGGCCAGACCGTCGGTCCCAAGTTGATGGAAAAGCTCAGGGAGAGTAAACTCCTTGACACTAAGTAAAAACTTTTGAGTTGTAAATACTATCAATTCATTACTACAGTTCTAGTTCTATGTGCAGATTTACCTGTAAGACTATCTGTAACACTATATCTCACTCTATATGTCCCCGGTGTATTAGTAACTGTATCACCCCCTACTACTACAGAGGAACCATCCGTCACGTTCGATGTAGCTCCCTGTTCTGTATATACTTGACTCGTGCTCAAACTGAGTGTGTCAGAATCATTTTTATGAGTTAATGTAATCACCGGGTTGAAAACTGTGTCTGTGACACTGTGTAATACAACTCCGTCGTCATTGTGTATTAAAATCGTAGACCCGTCACCCGCCACTCCCACGTGTTTAGTGGGTGATGATGATGACTCTGGAATAGTGAGACTGTTTTTATATACACCACTCTCCAGTTTGTAACCATCTATATATTTGGTGGATAAACCAGAAGTGTGTGACACATACTTTTCACTACCAGTTCCTTTAGCGTAAATCAGTAAAGATCCATCATCACTTATGTCTATTAATTCGTGGGTGTTACCTGTCAATACTGTTCGTGTATTTAAATTATCTATCAATGTGCTATTTTTTGTCCATGTTCCAGAATTCAATGCGAATACTGACACATTTTGTCCGTTAGCATCGAGTCCTTCATTTTTATTTAATATGGTTGAACCGTCCCCGGACAATTTGACATTCTTTCCTAATCCCTGGTTTTCTAAACCACCTTGAATATCTGCACCAACTTGGCTCCAGCTGTTGGCACCATTCCTATCGTACACTTCAATCTGACCAGTTTTCTCCTGTGCGCCCTTAAGATTTATGTTTCTGATCTTTTGTGTAGACGAAACACCACCTGTTCTTCCCGAAAATCCAAAATATGTTTGTACCCCGTATAAGTTCTGGTGTGCAGTCCCAAAGTCGTGAGTAATTTTGGATATCACAAAATTTCGATTTTTAACTGTAGATGTCATGACACCATTGTCATATGAAACGTCAACATTCAACCACCTAGATAATGGATAGTACACATTAGCATTTTTTTTGTATACATCATTATTATCTCTAATCTGATGTGAATCACCCTGCCAAAATTCATAAAAATTATTGTACCCGTTATGAACGGAAGCTTGATACGCCGTTATGGGGTTCGTCGCAAAGTAAATCAAACGCATGTCATCAGCACCCCCCCATCTAGGACCATATATATACCATTCCCATGATACAGACCACGAAGCTTCCAAGGTAACCGGCCAATACATTGTGTTATTTGAACCACCTACACCGTTTCTCGTAAGTCTATAATTCCTTTCATTCCCAGCATACCAGTTTTCTACACCATGTAGTGTAGGACTGGGAGTTGCAAATGAGTATATAGTAGACGAGATGTTTGACCCTGACCCACTACCAAATTTAGAAGAGCCCAAAGCTATACGGTTTCCGTCAGAGCTTAACGATATCGTATCACCCAAACCCGTAACCTTAGAAGTTGCATTTACTATACTATGATCCTCAACATACTGTGTAGAATTCCACCTAAAGATCACAACCTCCTCTAGATATTGTGTATTCCCCCCAGGATAAGATACAGCGATGGTGTCACCATCATTGGATAATTCTATGTGATACATAGATGACCCGGGTTCGACAAATCTACTGACTGCCGCAAGTCGTTCAACCCCATTCGCGTACACACGCACACCGTCAGATGCTGTAAAAGCCACAACAGTACCATCAGAAGAGAGTTTGACCATTTGTCCCTCCATAGACCCAAATCCTGACAGTTGCAGCTGTATGGATGATGTGGGAACTCCATAAATAACCACATCGCTAGTTGCTTTTCTAATTATAGCCTGCCTACTTCCGTCATTTGAGATGGTCGAATAATAACTATCATCCAATTGTTGTTGTATCGTGGTCGCCTCCATGTCATCTTTTACATCAACATTTCTCACATAAGTGCCAATATTCCCCACTTGATCAGTTGCTGAGTAAGTAATCAAATTAGTACCACGGTATAACGGTATGTTAGAAATTGTAAGTGCGTGAGATGGAGCACTTACGAGAATAGCCTCGTTGCCATCAGACCCAATATACGAAGGGTCGTTGTATGTCGTGTTGAATTTGTGAGTAACATCCCCACCCCATGGTGTAATTACTGGTGGTGTAGTATCAGGCAAAATTGTTATTGTTCTCTCAACAGTTGCTGTCCCAAATGTGTTTCTAACAACATATCGCATCGTAAATGTTCCACTCGTGGAACCGTTGGGGGGGGACCCATACGTTTCCAAAATACCACCAACCGCAGTCGCCCCTGGATTTGGTTCTGTATACACAACCGGTTGAGTGATATTGATGACAGAATCACCTAGAAGTGTTATAGTTGGTGCAGTATCTGATGTTTTTACGGAGACTTTTCTTTCTATAAAATTCGAAAGACCAAATCTCGTTACAGTGTATCTAACTGTATATACACCCACAACAGTGTTAACGATGTTATCAGTGATGACTATAGTGTCGTTTGGGTCATCTGAAGTACATCCGAGTTCAGTATATGGCAAACCTATAATAATTTCTACTGTTGGGGCACCATTTAGTGTCAGTATGGGACTAAAGTATTGTTGCGTTGCGGTCAGTGCAACATTGGATCCATACGATGTGTTTGAAGGTTCTGAAACACCGTAGAAGAAATAATCTCCAGAATCTGATATTTTGACAATCGGGGATTGATAATACTGTTCGCTATTTCCTAAAGATATACTATTCACCACAATAGGTACTAGGGATTGTAAATTCTTTTTAGACCAGTTTCCAGTTTGAGAGTTCCGGTCCCACAATTCTGATATTTCTAGACTAGTATACGGATCTCCACTAAATGAGGTATCCAATAAACCAAAACGACTCGCGATCAATCGTGTCCCATCACCAGAGACATCTAATGATTCACCAAATCTCGTGTGTCTATCAGTCGCCACCTGTAGGGTCCCACCTCTCACGATTTCAATTTCAGTCCCTAAAGAAAATCCTAGTGGTAAACCAGTTCCACCCGAGTCAATTGCAGTGTCGTATTCTTTTATCACAACTCTACCGGTGTCACGATACTGATCAGAAACATCATTTGAATAATCTGGGTCACCTATAAATAAACGTGTGCAGTCATCACTCAAACCCAAAGAATATCCAAAATTCCCATTCGAATGAACTGATGTATTCTGTAAAGTATTCGCTTTTGGGGTGACCGAACTCGTCGAAGTATCATACAAGAATATTTCACCACTCCCTGGTGCACTCACAGCTAAAGAATTACCATCCCTCGTCAATACAAGTTGATCCCCAAATTGTCCAGTACCTGTTAAACTGGCCACCTCACCCCAAGTATCGTTGGAGTACTTAAACACTTTCACTACATTGTCATTCGCGAGACCAACCGCGAGTGTACTTGCATCATTCGAGATAGACACAGATGGTGTTATAATCTTTTCAGAGACTGTCAACACGGTGTCCAATGTGTTTATTCCCCCTGGTGAACTCAGCTTAATATTACCACCACGTTGATTCCACTGAGTTGATGTAGACTGGGAAGCAATAGTATATAGTCTGAATACTGGTAATTCACTGGAATTTACAACCTGATCACCGAAATACAACGATGCCACTTTTGTGCCGTCACCCGACGCGAGAGTGACTGACTGAGCTGCGGCTGTAAAGTTCTGTAGTTCTGCTGTGGTGAGAGATCCATTGTCATTTGTATTATCGATGTTCTGAGGGGTTGTGCCGATGGTCCAAGACTCATTATATACATCATAAGTGTATGTATGGAACTTACTAAAATCATCTTTTGAGGGAACAACAAGTCTCTTTCCATCGTCAGAAATTGAACTATAAGAGGAAGCGAAATGAGGAATAGAAGTAGATTCGATCGTGGGACCACGAAGGGACCATGTCCCCCCAGAATTTCTTTCATACACGTTTACTCTCGCAGAACGATTTGATGTTGTCCAAACAGGGGTAAAAAATGTGGCCCCCCCATCGGTTGTAATAGTCGTAGGGAGTGTCACCTCCGGTTCAGAAACTGTTAGGAACTTGTCATTACTCGATAATGATATATAACTGTGAGGCCACATCCGGGCAACATAACCACCTTTTCCAACAGTACCTGAAGCATCCCAGTCTTCAACGTAATCGTCGTTACCAGCTGGGTTTTTACCAAGGTAATGTATAGGGTAAGTGTATGTGATACCCCCCAAAGTATACTCGATATTATTCAAGTATGTTGTCACACCATTAGGTATATGTTGCGATGTTCCCCATGTATTTGTTGTCGAGTCAAACGCTTCAATCTTTATTCCATCAGTTCTGGTATCATACACGATGAAGGAACCATCACTTGATACTTTTACATTATGTCCAATCAGCTCACGTTTAGGGACTATGGTACTAATGGATGCTAAACTTGTGGACATATCAGAATATTTAGTGTGTATGGGTTCCCAACCAACACTATAATAATCATTTGCTGGAGCATATGTGGCATTGCGTTTGTAAAGAGTCCATGAAGTGGCTCCATGTGTCGAAGGTAATGAGTTAAGACGTTGATTGATAGCATTATTACCGAAATTCGGGTTTAAAGCTTTATCTGCTTCATCCGGGTGATATCCAGGTGATCCCACACATAAATACTGACCATCACCCGATAAACTTATGGACGCACCACTATACATTGTGGATTCAGCAAACAAGTTTTGAACCAGAGATAACGATGAGTTATTTTGGTATTTAGGTACAATCAAACCCCCCAACTGGACCCAGTTTGTTGTATCCCATTGAAATACTACAACAGCGCCTCTCGCGAGTACTACAGTACTTTTTCCCAACGTCACAAACGGTAAACCAATCGCTACAGTTAATCCATCATCTGAAATCTCGACCACGTATCCCATTGGCTCTAGATTAAACGATACATCGCCCAAGTTTAGGATAATTCCACCAGGTTTAGAGCGATTACCGGGAGTATTATTAAGATATGAAGTGTCAGTACCAGTAAAAGGGTTTGCATAGATCGAAGTCGCTGCTATATCTGATCCAAGCTTTTGCCATCCAGACGCAACTGTTTCGGTTGCTGGAGTCTTCGTGATAAAACGGTCTGCGTAAAGTAATAATAATTCATTTCCATTTCCACTCAGAGATAAGTTGAGTAAATTTGTAACAACTCCTGAGAAAACGTTTGGACCATGCTCAATCCATGATGCACTACCACTGTAATATTCATAATACGCGAAAGTCATAACTGATGATGTTGTTTTCGTTGTGAGTAGTTTTGTGCCATCTGATGATATCGAGACTTTGTTCCCCACCAGAAATGGTGATGATTGTAAGCTAATAGTCTGACCTCTTTTTTGGCCATCAATAGTAGTGTAAACAGTAAGCATTCGAAAAAGAATAATAGCAGTAGTGGCCTTGTAACCCGCAATTATATACTCCCCACCTTTTGAGATATCAATTGATACAGTCTCATAGGTGCCGGCAAATCCATGGGAAATCGTTCGTTCCTCACCCCACACACCATTGCTATACTCGTATACATGTATTAGTCCACTCGAGTCACCCATAACAATTCTATTCCCATCCCCCGACATTTGGATACACAGTGCATCCACTGTAATTTCACCTGTTTTTGTCCACACCTGTGGATATACAGTCTCATCAAGGTCATAAACAATATTTTTATTATGTTTTGAAAACACTACTCTGTTTCCGTTACTAGATAAACTTATATCCTTGAACGAATACGTCTCCAATGATGCCGGTGTACTAATCGAATTTGCAACTTGTAACCATTCAACACCCGATCTTCCGTAAATGACAACTTTTTCCACATCTGCGGTGTTTACATATCTCACAGTATAACCATGAACCCCTGAAGTGTTTACTGCGCGGTATATTATAGCCTTTGTAGAAGACGTTGCCTGTGGGAAAGTTGGTGCATCTATCACACTAATAACATCTGTTGAATTGTCTGAAGTCACTCCGGGATCTACGAAATTTTCACCAACGTCTATATTGTTTTGGGAAAATCCATTTAATGTTACTGTAGGAATGGGGACAGGTGTGCCAGTAAGGTCAGTAAATTTGATTGTCGCATCCACCTCAAACGTTGAGAAAAACGTGTTATATAGATGAAGTCTTCCCCTCACTTGGTCGCCACCCGACAACGACCCTGAATCAATCGTGGTCTTTGTTCGGATTTTGTTAGTGTACACGGTCCCCAAATTCGAATATGATTCTCCTTGGCCCGTGCCATCTGAGGTGAAACCGATACTACTCGAAAATCCATTATCCGTGTAAATCTGTATAGACATGTACTGCCAGTTTCCAGCTACAGGGATAAATCCGTTTAGTGTAATTGATAGTTCAAACTCGTGGTTTGCTGGTTGAACAAATCCTGCTGGAACTGTAAAAAGTGGGAAATCTTGAGTCCTCCACGTTCCCGTCCACCCGGCAAAATTCGGTCCATATGGAATATTGGTAGTTGAATAAGAACCATTGAAGGTCACCAAAAGTGAATCGTTTACACGAACTATTCTAACCTGTTTATTATTTGATGTCTCGTATGTTATTATATATTCACCCACTGTGTCTGTATCTACAGTTCCAGTGACAGTTACAGACCCTCCACCAGAATATGAAAAACCCGGATCAGTGAATGTCTCACCTTGAACAAGAACAATTCTAGAGTCCCCGATTAATGTGACGGGGTCAACATTTAAACTGGGGCTTATAACAAATGCAGCTACATTACCATCGTGGGACATATGTATTGGGTCCTTCTTCACTACCGAACCCTGGATGGCAACATTCCCCTGAATAGTGCCTGAACGTTCAAATTCCAAATTCCATCCATTGGCTGAATAATCATCTCGATTGTATATCAAAACTCGATCTCCATCTTGTGTGATCAATCTATCACCCGCTTCAGATACAGCTAAAGATTCTATGAATGACCCTAATGTTGTGGATCCAACCTGATTAAATATGTCATTCTCAGTTATCTCAGATGAGATTTGATATATGGATACTGAAGGGACAGGGTCGCTCACGACTTCCTGCCTACTTGGTTTACCGATGGCGAAATACCTACCGTCATTTGAAATGGCCAAATTTTTAAATTTGAACGATTGTCTGTATTCCTCTCCGAAGGGTACAACACCGGTACCAAATAAGTTACTCCTGTAATCACCTGACATTCTCGTCGAATTATACTTTGACCTTGTGGTAAAACCCACAGAAGTCACAACGTTGGAAAATGGTGTTTGTGCATATACGAACCCGACCTCACCGAGTGAATGCACGGATAATTTACCAGAACTTGCATCTATGAATTTTGTTATATATAAATTCGTTCCATCTTGGGACAGACCAACCTGATCTCCATCTGGTAATACCTGTGCAACTTGGTTGTATACAGCTGGACTGACGTCATCGGACACATCATATACTTTGACAGCTGGGGTGCATAGAGCTACCCTTTTTTCTGCAATTGCTGTATTTCTATTTCTACTTCTAAATGGTGCTTGAAATTTACTGAGTTGATTCAATTCATTTGGATCTTTTACATTCACAATTATACTAAGAGGATTTGACACGTTTCCAGCCACATCTGTTGCTGAATACACAAGTGTATAAGAACCAGCTGCGCTTGAGTCGATAGCACCACTTACATCAAATGATACCTCACCATCATCTCTTGTGACACCTGAGTCATTGAAAGTTGTATCTTTTTCATGCACAATTAAACTTTCACCGTTCAATGCTATAACAGGGGGTATGAAATCTGCATTAGAAATCTGGAGAGTCTCGGTAGAGAATATTTGCACCATCCCCAAGCTATTTTCAAATAACGGTGATGATATGACCATCCTATTACCAGTTGTTGAACTAGATAAAGAATATCCAAAATTACTATCAGTTACCTCAGATGTTATGACTTCATCAGAAATAACCACCCACTCAGAACCTACATACTGATAATTACTAACACGTCCCTGTTTGCTATGGAGTAATAACTTTTGACCATTACCACTCAGATGTAACGATTCACCGAGTTCGTCATTCTCACTTACACCCTCGATAGGGCTACCCCTCAAAGATGGTGGTGTTGTGGTCGCATCGTAAATTAACACACGCCCCCTCCTAGCATTAAAAAATGGAGCACTGACAGCGAATATTGTACCATCGTCTGATATTGACACACACCAACCAAACCGCTCACCGAATGTCATCGGTTGGGCAAAAATGGGAACGTTTCCATCGAGATACGATGATATTTTGACGTAGCCAGGCCCTGCAGTTGGTGCACCGAATAAAACCACATTATTAGAGGACGAAATCACTACATCATATCCAATTTGGTGTTCTACCTGATTGTTGTCAAAGGATAAGGATGTTTGTTTAACCCACTCAGATGAAATATATCTATATGTTTTAACTCCTCCAACACCTGTATTAATCTGGAAACTCCGCCTAGGTTCCCCAACGGTCAAATATTCACCCGATCCATTTAATGAAACTGACCACCCAAATTTATCACCTGTCTCGTTGCCGCCAATTTGAAGTCCAAGTAAACCCCACACCGTGGTATACTCATACACTTGGACCATACCAGCACCAAAATCGGGTGCCCCTACAGCTACCCTAGAACCATCCCTCGAAATGGATACATCGTAACCAAAACTCCCACCCACGTTGGGTCCGGTCAATGATATCATCTCATCCCAAGTCACATCTGTCAGGTTTAATTGGTATATCTTAACCATACCCCTGTCTTGGTCATACCCTGGCATACCCACGGCTAGATAATTCCCATCACCTGAGATGGATGTGGACCACCCAAGTTTAATAGGAGTTGACGACGTAGCAAAACTTTGAATGGTGAGACCAAGTTGTAACAACTCACCAGAAGTACTCACAACTTGATATACGACATCGGAAGGATTTATTGTCATTGTGTATTTTATTACATATTCATCAGTAACACTTATATCGACTTCACCAGATATGACAACTTTCGACGAGGTTGTCACATAATCGTATTCATACACTTGGTCAACTCCAGCGCGAACAATTCTATTACCGTTTAATGAAAATACGGGTCTCGCGACGTTCCATCTATACAATTGATTTGTGGTAGCGGATTCGACTAATATACTAGAACCATCCTCTGATACAAAAACTTGACGACCGAATGAAGTGCCATTACCGTTATCCGAGAATTCGTCAATTATAGGTAACCAAAACAAACCATCCCACTTGTATTGATATACTTTACCATACCCCTGTGTCGCTGGTATTGAGAATGTCACAATGTCACCATTTTTAGACAAATTAACTGAAGTACCCGCCTTGTATATTTTGCTTCCCAATTGGCTCCAAACATTTGTTACCTCATCTTGATTGTAAATTTTCACACACACACCACCAACATCCCCTATCGCAAGTCTTCTAGCGTTCGCTGAAAAGTTCACGGATTCCCCGAAATAATTACCTACTTCAGCACCGAGAACCGAGAATTTCAAAGAGGCGTCAGACGTGTCATATACGAACACCGCCCCAGTAGTGTAATTGTTCATAGGAGAACCTATGAGGAGAAGAGACCCGTCACTGTTTAAAGCACCAGAAAACTTCTTTTTATCTACAGAATTTCCAAGTGTTACTGGTTCCATATACTCGTGTATTTTTACCCACGTCGTCGAGGATGATGAGTATTTATAAGTAAATATGTAAGGGTTTTTTACACCCGTAGGCTGTGAGGCCCCACATGATACTACAGAGCCATCACCTGAAATAGTGACAAATTCTCCAATAGTATCACCCTCAACCCCTTCGATTATGTCACCACCTTTCTGCACCCACTTGTTTACATGAAATTTATACTCATATACCCGGACTAACCCAGTCAAATTAAATGTTGGAGCTCCAATGACTACTGTTAGGCCGTCATCTGATAATGCCAAAGTTCCACTGAAACTGGAATTAGTGGGTCCTTGTATCTTCTGCCCTATTGATTTCCAGTCTTTCCCAACTGGATCCCATTCATTGAAAACAACAGTATCGTCTGCAAAGTCACCGACACCGACCATAAATCCGTCAGTTGACATACATACATTTTTACCCGTTAAAGCTGAACCCGTAAAATCTATATCATTGACAACTACAACTGTTCGACTGATCGTCTGACTAGATGTAATACCATAACTAGAAACCGCTGTATATTTGACCTCATATGCACCCAATGTATTCAAATTAAGTGCGGAATTGTCAGTTATTACCGTAGACAACACACTCGTTGTAACTCCTGGATCATTAAAAATACCATCAACCTTGACTAAAACAGTTGCATCACCATTTAATACCATCGTTGG